GTGAGGGAACCCATGCGAGATTGCTTTTTAAGATCAGCAAAAGACATTCGTATTCTCCGTATTAGTTAGTATTGGATGTGTGTGCCGTATTGGTACTTATTAAGTATAGCAGGTTATGGAGTCATCCGTCAAGTGTTTTCTCAAGATAGTCTATCTGAGATTCCATAACTCTAAAAAACTCATTAATCCCCTGCCCTCTCTTGAGTCCAAATAGTTGTGCCGATTCTAGAATTTTTTCCTTCATGCGAACTGCATCTGGGTCATCAGACAATGACATTCTAAAGATAAAAAGTTTCTGTTTTTCTAGAAATTTTCTCATTAAATCTAATTGCTCACGTTTTCCATCCTCTCCTACAAAAGGAAGAGACATTACGGATTCAAACAATTCTTTTTGAAGTTCATTTAGTTCTTCTACAGATTCTCTGACCATTTCTGAATCAAAAAATCCACTCATAGCACTATCTCCTTTAAAATTTCTCGGCATTTCGACTCATTAATATTTAGGAATGGCTTATACTTTTTTATTTTATTACTTACGGTTTCCCACACTGGGTCAGTTAACGTTTTATCAAAACGTTTTACATAACCAAGAATATTATCAAGTATAACCATAGTCTCTAAAGTAATTGCATTTTGCAAATACTTCTTGAGTATTTCTGGATGCTGATGATTCTTACAAACAAAAAGTGAATCGATATTAGATCCAGAAATAAAAACCTCACTTTCGGTTTTAAACATATAAGTAAGGCTCTGTATTCTTTTTTGCCATTCTGTAAAATTATTTTCACCACTAGCAATTATTTCACCAATCCAAAGTTTGCTAGGGTCTGTGCATTCTATAAAACTGGCAACAAAATATGCTGCTATTTCATCGTCACTTTTTTGCCTAGATAATTTTTCAAAGAAATATCTATCTTTTCTTTTATGAAAAGACTGAATTGATGCTCTAGACCTACCACAATACTTAAAGAAATCGTAGTTTGGTTTTGTAAAGTGATTTTTTATAGCAAGGTATGTCTTATAGACTTCAAATGGTGTCACTTTTTAAAATTTCAATGTTGCTCTACTAGTTTTTTTCAAATAGTTTAACTGTGTTGCCTCACATTTAAGTTTTTCCTTAAGTGGTTTTGAAATCAACTTTGGAACAGTTTCGATTTCAATATTATTTTCTTCACAGTAAGTAACTATTGCATCAATATATGTGATCTTAGATGTCTTTACAATATATTCAATGTCTTGAGCAAATTTTTGCGGACATAAGAACTTATTTTTAATTGCATCTTTTATGTTGTTTTGCATATTAAAAAAGTTTACTGTTAACAAATTCTCTAATATATTGGACGAGTAATCTGATGTACTTTTCTTTGTCGTATTCTTCATAAACAACACATTCTCCATTTTCACAAGCCATAATAATAACTAGCTTCTTTACCATTATACCAGTCATTTCATATAACATGCAAGCATATGCTGCACACTGTACAAAATAATGTTCAATCCATTCAACTGGTTTTGGTTTCTTTGAGGTTTTAAAGTCTATAACAGCTAATTCACCATTGTATTCTGCAATACAGTCAACAGTACCAGCAACACCTAAAACTTTACTGTATAGAGAATTTTCAAGGGCATGAATATTATTTATTTTATTTAAATACGGTTTAGCAATACTAAACAACATTTGAGAAATTGGTAGTATATCTTTTGGTAATTTTTCATTTTTTAAATAAGTTTCAGCAAGAGTGTGCATATCAGTGCCACGACTTGTTGCTTGCTTTGTGATTTTATTTGCTGTTTCTTCACCAACTTTTTGTCTCCATTCGGCAAAAAATTGACGATTTTTATGACTGGTCACTGAAGTAATAGAGACCAGTCTAAGAAGTTCTTCAAATTCTGGAACTTTATAATAACGAACACCATCTATAGTTTCTCTCTCAAGAGAAGGTAATTCTAAATGTACATGTTCAAATTTCAATTCAAATTCCTGTTTCTATTTTTGCAACTAGATATTCTTTAACAAGTCCAGAACGGACGATATCATTGATATCAAATTCAATTATATCAAAAGATGGCATTTTTCTCAATATATCCATAAAATCACTGATTCCATTTCTTTCATTAGTCTTGGTTAAATCACTTTGGGAAGCATCTCCACAGAAAATAATCTTACTATTTTCACCAACACGGGTAATTATAGAATCCAATTCATGAAAGTTCATGTTCTGAAATTCATCAACAATAATGATTGAATTATCAAGAGTTGTACCACGAACAAAAGATGTACTCCAGAATTTAACTGTTTCTTGTTGTTTTAGACTACCATAAAGCATTTCAAAATCAGTTTCAGTTGGTAACTGGAACATATACTTTACCATATTCTTATATGGAATTTGGTAAAGTGCTGCTTTATCATCATGGTCTCCAGGAAGAAAACCAATTTCTCTAGTTGCAACTAGAGAACGTACAATATAAATTTGTTCGTATGGTGTAATCTCACTTAGAACTTCTTTCAGTGCATTATAAAGAGCAACAAATGTTTTACCAGTTCCTGCTACACCATATGCAACTAAGTGTTTTCCTTCAGAATATGATGCAAATAGTCGTTTTTGATTTTCTGTTAATGGTTCAATATCAAGCAGCAATTCTGCGCTAATTGGTTTCTTTCTCTTAAGTTGTCTTGCGGTAAGTCCAACACCAATTGGTTGTTCCGTCTTTTTTCTTCTTGACATATCAAATCTTAAGGTTTCTTGCTCCTGGTGCTTTTGATGCTTTTTCTAGAATAGAATTCCATCCAGGTTTTTGTTTAACTAATTTATTCTGCCAATCACCAACTTCACCAAAAGATGGTGCAGTTGATGGATCGGAATAGTCTCTTGTCCAGTCTGGGTTTTCTTCCTTCCATTTATCCCAATCATGAACACTCATGACTACTTCCTTTTGTTCACCAGTTTTGGTATTGATAACAGGATATGTTGCCAAAGGTCAAACTCCTATAATGTATTTAAATATTTATCAGACCCATTCAAGTGCTTCCGATACGGATGGAAACTGCTCTACAAAGATTTCCTTAGCAGCATTGGCAATATCCATATGCTCTTTTTGTGTTCCATTAGCAGACCTTAGATCAATATAATGGATCCATGAACGTACAGAGCCCGACATATAAAGTCTAGTTGGAGTTGCAAGAGGAAGTACAAACCGAGCACATTCTTTTGCAATACCCTCATCAAGCATTTGTTGATACAAATTCATAGAATATTTAAAGTGGTCTTGCATTAAAATTCTAAACTTCTCTACAGTAAATGGATCTACATCATCAATACTGTTCTGACGATTCTTAGTGTCCTGACGACGAAGTTCGGGAACTGGAATCGTATCTGAAAGTAAAGAAGAATCGGCATATCGTTGCGAAAATTCTTGATATGTAAAACTACGATGTCGCAAAATTTGAGCTGCTAGACCTCTAGTTGTATTAATTTCCAAGGTCATATATGCCTGTTCAAAAATGCTCCAATGCTTATGCTTTACGCAATACTTAAGAAGACCAGAAAAATTTTCATTTTCTTGATTATTTGGGTTACTAACTCTGGCACAATATGCCATTGTTTGTTCTGCATCTGGAGTGATAGAGATAAGTTTAACAGTCATTTAATTCCTCAGTCTGGGTATCCATCGTCATCAAACACCTCGTCATAATCGGAGATGTGGTTTTTATGTTCTTTTACTTGTTTGTAAGAATCTACATCAGAATAAATTTCTGATTTGAGTGCATCTACAAGCAACTCCAGATTTCTTACAATCAATTTAAGTCTTTCTTTGTCCATGATAATACATAGTCTCTAACAATTATAAACAAAAAAAGAGGGGTAGTCAACCCCTCTCACTATAGTTTTTTACTTATCGAGCCATTGAACGTAAAAAGACAACATCATCATTGTTAACGCAATAGCAGCAGTGTATGAAACTACAACTTTTAAGACTAGGAACATTACTTTGTACCTACTAAATGAATTAGTTTAGCTTGATGACGACGTTCTTCTTTTTGTTTTTGTTCTTTAATAAGTTGAAGGAAGTTAAGTTTTTTCATTTTGTTTCCTCCCAGTTCCAGTTGTTACAAGGACGGTAAGCAACACCACGATACTTATTTGGTGGATGCGATGGAGCATGTGTTTGTGAATACCACTTACGATATTCCAATTTCGGAGTGTGAGTATTATACTTCACACCACGATAGGTTGCTGTCATCCCTTGGTCCCCTCTTTTACAAACTTGACCCCACGATAGGTCTCATTGTA